CCAGAGACGCACAAGTGGTGTCAAGCTGCACAGCTGTGGGCTCCTTCGCTGGGACTTGCGCCTGCAGGAGCTAAGGTTGGCGCTGGCCTCTGACACTACTGATAGAGATCGGTGAGTGGTGGTTTTTCGTCCCGTTGCGTGTTGCTGAAACATAGGCTTTACGGGTACCAATGAAGGGCGCGTCTCAGGATGAGGACCCCCCGAGGTGAACTCACTGGATGAGTGAGATTAGTGGTCTGGGCTTGCATGGCGTCAGGACCTTTATGCCACCCCTGTATCTGGGGTGAGTATGACCTTGTTGAACGACACCAGCTCTCGTTCCGCATTGTATTTGTCTGGATCGGCGATCAAGAGTCCACGTCTGTGTGTCACGGTGGATGATCTGACACGAGGACGGTTGGGGTATGCACAATGCGATGATCTTCCCCAATGAGTAGTGCGATGAGCATCCTCTTACTATAAATAGAGGGTCCCCGTTGATGGGACAAGGTACACTTATGCAGGTGAGACCAATCAACTTTGTTGCTATTGTATGAGTGGGCATAGCAGCGAGAAACCGCACTTACTAAGACACGTTCTCAGAAAGCCAGGGCGCGGGCTAACGCGCGCTCTATGAACATTCCTCGTAGGATATCCGGGAGTGGTGCATATAATATGAAGGATATCAAGAACGCCCTTAAACCGGTAGTTAAGGAGGCCCTCTCAAATGGGGGGGCTGCGCTGGGCGGGTTGTCAGGTTTACCTGGCGGCTCGGTCTTCGGCCGTGAGCTCGGAAGGAAGCTCTCTCGGGTAATTGGGTCTGGTGACTACCAAACCAATACCAGTGTGAACGAATTAATTCGTCCTCCTGGTGGTTTGGCATCCTCCACTTTTGGGGAGGATGGTCATATGATCCGGTTGCGCCGACGTGAGTTTTTGACTGATGTCACTGGGCCTGCGACACCTGGCACGTTCACTAATACCGCGTACTCGATTAATGCAGGTTTGCGTAATACATTCCCGTTTCTTAGTCAGCTGGCCGACAATTATGAGGAATACTGCTTTGATGGGCTCATTTTTGAGTTCATCTCATCGGCATCCCCATATATTTCGAACACAGCTTTAGGTACAGTCATAGCCTCGATGCAATATAACGCGTCGACGAGTGATTTTACCACTAAGTATACCATGGAGAACAGCGCAAACGCCATTTCGACTCGACTTGACAAAAACCTAATGTACGGTGTGGAGTGTGCGAAGGGTAGTAATCCTCAGAATTGTTATTACACAAGGTCTGGGTCATCTACGCTTCCGATTACCACGACGGACTTGGGCAAGTTCGAGATCGCAGTGGCTCCATCTAGTACAGTGCCTGCAAGCGCTGTGTTGGGGGAACTGTGGGTCACCTACGACGTGTGCCTTAAACGGCCACGTCTGGATGCATCCCGTTTCGGTTTGTACCACCTTTTCTGCACTGGCATGGCGGCAGCGTCGCCTGCTGGTCCAGATGGGTCGGTAGTCACTGAGACTAATTGGGGTATTGCGGCATTCTCTCGGGCAACGGCTTCTACTATCACTTTTTCAAGTGGTGTAGTCGGCGATACCTGGAGTATGTTGTGGCGTGTGTATTCGGCAACGAATGCAGCAGGTGTTCCGACGGCTCCGGTAATCGACTATGGTTCTAGCACAGGCATTGCTGTAGCAACCGTTTTGAACGGTGACACGGCATCCATTTTGTCTGGGGGTCGATCAGGTAGCACTTTTGTGACAGGAGTCACTGAGATAGATGTATACTCTACGTTCTACCTCACTGCCACAAGTGGGACTATCACCTTCTATACAACTGGGACCAATTGGCCTAGTGGCGCCAACCCTCGGACTGAGATTATTATATCCAGTTTGGGGAATTTGGTCGCTAACCAATGGTAGTTGGTTTGTGGTGGGGTTTGGTGTGTGCTTTATGGTCACCAGGCCCAGCGATAACTAGGGTTTAGCACAATGCCCTTATGTTCGCATGTTGTGGGTGGCAAGCACAATGGTGTTTGTCATTCTTCTGCGGGAAAACCCCGGGCTTTACAAGGGTTTTTCGTGGTTGCTTCTTCCACCCAGCCCAGGGTTGGATTGTCTCCCAGGTCTAGCTTATCCTGGATGTCATCACTCACTTATTCATAGTAGTAGGTAGGGACCACTGGTCCACCGTCCGGGCGATTCTTGGAGTGAAAGAGTGTAGAGTAGGGTGTTATTGTTTGAGTAAGTGGGTTCGGACCACGTGTGGAATGTCAGTAGCCATTCTGACCACATTGTGGATAATCTGGGCTCACCTCTGCTCGGGCAATCGCGCCGCCGCGCGGGCCTGCCTAGCAGTAAGTCCCGAAACAGCCTAGTTCTTCCTGCCCCAGGAAGAACTGGGCTTTCTTACGTTATGAGAGGGGGGCCTCAATACCCTAGGACCCAGGCAGATAACCGCACTGTGCTTGGTGTCCGAAATGAACGGAATCCTCTGGTGGGAGAGAACAGCATCGGCTGCCCTGCAGAAAATTTCTCAACAACTTGGGAGGTGACAGAATTATGGGTCTTCGAGTGTGAGCTACTCGAGGAGGTTAATAGGAGGAGACGTAGACAGCGTGCCCTTAGGGGCGTGATGTGGCACTTCGTAATTCGGGTTTTTCCCGAGTTGCGCCACGAGGTGTCACTGCGGCGGATGGAGCGATTGGCCTCGCAATCATCCGCCGCACGGTGCATGTGGCGATCTTTGTATCGTCCCACACCAAACATACATAATAGCCATGTTGATAGTTGGCCAGCCCCGCCTGCTTTACGCAGACAGCCCTCGGGGCCCCGATTCTCGCAATTGGGATCACAACATGGCAGTATACCACAGAATGACGACCACCCCGCCAAGGGTGGTGGTGGAGGTGGTTCAAATAGCGGTGGTGGCGCTGCGTCCTCAGCACAAGTTGGGTATCATCTACGGCAGAAGGGTCTGCAAGGTACGAATGATGACCGGAAACGTGCGAAGAAGGAGAGCGAGACCAATAAGCACCGCCAGAGCGGCAAAGGCAACTCTAAAAACAGCGCGAGTGGAACAGCGAATGGCCCAGACGTGACTGCCCCTCTTATGACCAACGGCACGCAAGTGCTTTTGGGACCTGGGGGTGGAGCAACTGTGGTTGGGGCTCCGGTGTCCTCACCGGTGTCACAAGCCCCGGTTGGCAGTGCGCCAACTAGTGGAGCTACCACAGCAGGTAATCCACCTGCTGCAGGTGCTGGAGCACCAGCTCGCGTGAAGAGTAAGTCTACGTTGTTTGTGGTGTCTTCTACAGTGCCTAATGCGTTGTATACCGCAGATGGACGAACCCATTGGATATTAGGGTGTGCACCCAGTGGTGCTCCAAATATGGTTGACCCAGTCGATTACGCGATTGACGTCAAGGACTTTGGACATGGCTGGTATGTAGTTAGTGATGATAGCACGCTCAATACTAAGAGGTATCGCCCTGAACCCGCCACACATCGTCAAGTGGTCCCTGGTTATCGACGTGAAGATAAGAATGGTCTAGTAATATCTTATCCAAGTGAGACTTATTTAGTCTATGAACCATTCGTGTCGAAGTTGGGACACTTCCTTAATGCCCCGGATGTAGATGAGGCACTCGCACAGGCGGTGAGTGCTCTCCGGACGAAGTATACTGTGCCAGCTGTGTGCCAAGATTTGATGGTGCAGACTGCTCAGTATCACATCGCCCAACTGCACATTGGGTATGGGAAGTTTAACAACGCCAGGGCGGCCCGGCGTATCCGCGGTTCGGAAGGAGTGGACATGTTGTCGAGGGAGAATGCTACAGCCTATGCTCAGTTGGGCGTGACAACTGACCGTCATGAGGTTTGGTACGATATGGCACATGGGTGCCTATTGGCGATGAACTACCCATTACGGACAGATATTAGAGTCACGAAGAGCATAGGAGTAGAGGATGTGAATGGGAATCAGATTGATGCAGGAGATCTGACTGAGATTCCTTATTTTACGTCAAAAGAACGGTTGGTGTTTCGAGATGAGAAATATTTCGAGTTCATGGCACCAGACCTGACCCCCTTCATCAGCTACAACTTCTCTAATCGTAATTACACCTGTGCATTGAAGCGTTTGCTTGGATCCCGTGGCGCACCTGAAGAGGTCCTACGGAGTAACGCGCTGCACATGGGTAAGCTGTTTGCCGAAGAACTGCGCACGTGCAGGATGACGTGTGTGAGTATCGGCAATACATGCACGGAGACGTTGGATCTTTCATTCGGGAATGATATTTCTGATATGGAACGAGATTTGCGGAATAAACGAAGGACTATTCCGATCGATAACACCGTGGCCGCGTGTCAAGCCTTCGTGGCACAAGAAGCGGTCCGTATAGTGCAGTGCTGTAACCGGACACGGATTCAGAAGTTCATCGACGGTCTTTGTACCGGTGTGAGGTGGGCTTACTTGATTATCGTGTTGGGGTTTATGCAGGCATTTCGCGCTCTTATGAGCCGTCAAGCTTGCGCCAACATCCCCCATATCAAGCAAAAGCTGCGCCAACGCTACGTAAAAAACAATCTATTCGCGACCACTCAATTGATGGTCGGACCAAATGACGTGGCATCGGTGCAACTAAAGCGCGAGATTGGGAAGAGTGGTAAACCCCCCCGGACCACAGTAGCTTATGATGCTGGTTGCATGTACGCCAACGAGCTACCTGAGTTTGTGAAGGTATGCATCGATGGAATGCATGTATATCAGTGTGGAGAATATACGTTGTTGGTGTTTGTCATGGCGAAGCCGAAATCAGACTCGTTGGAGAAGGTTTTTGCTGACCTGGACAACTACTGGATGGAACGGCATACCATCTACATCGCTCTGTATAGTGATGATGGAGTCACATCTGGTCTTGGACAGGCGTTGAACGTGGACATCAAGAGTTGTGATGCTGGCCAAGATGTGCCGGCCTTCCTGGCATTATATGCCGGGATGCGTCGGTTTCATCGTGAGCACAGTGCTGGGTTGATTAAGCAGGCTATGTTGCCTTTGCTTCTTCAACCTGGCGGCAGACGGATAGATGGGAGAGAGTCTGCCCTCACCATTCAATTTGATGGGCCAATCCTGGGATCAGGGTTGGTTACAACCACACCACTCAACCACATGATAATGCAGATGATAGCTATAGCGGCATTGTACTATGTCGCACATGGTGAGCAGTCGCTCGCTGAAGCCTACCATAAAGGTGCCGCAGCAATGGGGCACCTGGTGACCACTGACGAGGTGGAAATTATGGAGGACTTTCAGTTTTTGAAGCGGTCTTGCACCATTGTGAAGGAGCGCGTATCCCTCTGTGGTGGGAGGGTGGAAGAACGTAAGCGCTACATTCCCTTTATTAATACGGCGTGCTTGCTGAGGAACCTCGGGAAAGTCGAGGATGGCATGACGCACAAACATTTAGGGATTTTGGCAACTACGTATCGAGCGTTGACAGATGACCAACGGGCTGACAGGTTTTTCGGAGCAGTGATTGCTGGCTGGAAGAATGAGGCAAACAACGACGTATTGCGTGCGCTACGCAGCAGATTTCAGCCCGAGGCGGCCGGCCTCGAGGTCGAACCCGACTCACTGAAGTTTGTGTTTGAAGAGGCGTATGATTATCGTTCGTTTGATGTCTCACATGGGATTAGGCGTCGTTACCGATTGGATCAAGTGGAGGTGGAGGAGCTCGTTCAGGGCATCCTTAGTGTGCAACTGGGTCAAACCAGGAGCATCCCAGCTCTTCGAAAGATCTATTCGAAAGATTATGGCGTTGGGTTGGTGGACTGGGATCATAGTGACCCGCAACCAATCATGCATCCCGAGGCGGAAGTTTGGCGGCCGTGGCAGATGTAGGTATTAACTCGGTATTACTTGGGTGTATACTTTATTGTACCATATTACTAGTATTACTCCCTGATGGGAGAGGCTTGGTGGGGGCCTTACCCCCACCGCTCCCCGTGTGATGGCGGGTTAGAATACCATCACGCTCTCCCGCGTGAGGCTGTCGTAAGAGGCGACTAAGACGTAGGGGGCTGCTAGGAGCCCTAATCCTAGCAATTCCCCGTGTGGTGGCGGGTTAGAATACTACCATGCTCTCCTGCGTG